ATGCCCGCCCTTCTTCTCGCCGGCCCGCCGGCCGAGCCGCTCAGCCTTGCCGAGGCGAAGACCTATCTGCGCGTCGACCATGACGCGGAGGATGCGCTCATCGCCTCGCTGATCACCGCCGCGCGCGCCACGGTCGAGGCGCTGACCCGCCGCGTGCTGATCGACCAGAGCTGGCGCCTGGTGCGCGACACCTGGCCGGTTTCCGGGCTCATCGCGGTGCCGGTGAACCCGTTGCGCGAGATCGTCGCCGCGCATGTGGTGGATGCCGCCGGCGCCGAGATCGAGGTGTCGCTGGCGGCCTTCACCGCCAATATCGCGCGGCTGCCGGGGCTGATCCGGGTCGACCGCGCGGCCGTGCCGGCGCCGGGACGCGCGGTCGCCGGCATCGCCATCGACGTGATCGCCGGGCACGGGCCGGAGGTCGACCATGTGCCTTCCTCGCTGATCGAGGCGGTACGGCTGGTGCTGGCGCATTTCTACGAGCATCGCGACGTGCCGGGGCCGGGCGCGGCCTTTCCCGCGAGCCTCGACGCGCTGGTGGCGCCGTTCCGGGTGACGCGGCTATGAGCGCCATCGGGCAGATGCGCCACCGGCTGGTGCACGAGACCCCGGTGGAAATGCCGGACGGGGCAGGCGGGGTGACGCGCAGCTTTCTCGCCGTCGATGCGCTGTGGGGGGCGATCGAGACCAGTGCTTCCCCCACCGAGATCGCCGACCGGCCGGGAGCGGTGCTCACCCACACGGTGACGCTGCGCGCGCCGGCGACGGTGCAGCCCGGCGACCGTCTGCGGCTCGGCGCCCGACATTTCCTCGTCGACGCCGTGAGCGACCCGGAAGGGCGCGGGCGCCGGCTGGTCTGCGACTGCCGGGAGGAAGCGCCATGAGATTCGACGTGAGGCTGAAGGGACTGGCGGCGATGGTTCGCCGGCTCGCGCAGCTCGGCCCGAGGAGGCGCCGATGAGCCCGGCCAATGCGCTGCGGGCGGCGGTCCACGACGCGCTCAAAGCCGATGCGCCGCTGATCGCCGCTCTCGGCGGGCCGCGCATCTATGACGTGCCGCCGAGCGCGCCGGAATTTCCCTATGTCACGCTGGGCGAGGCGCAGCTTATCGACTGGTCGACCGCCACCGAGGCGGGACAGGAGCATCGGCTCACGCTCTTCGCCTGGTCGCGGCAGGGCGGGCATGGAGAGGCGCACGCCATCGCCCACCAGCTGCAGCAGGCGCTACACGACGCGCCGCTGGAACTCGCCGGCCATCGGCTGGTGAACCTGCGCTTCAGCAATGCCGAGATCCGCCGCGAGGCGGGCGGGCGCACCTATCGCGCGCTGGTGCGCTTTCGCGCGGTGACAGAAGCAGATTGAGAATTTCCGACCGTATCAGGAAACTGCGCCAAGGGATTCGTGGGGCTGACGAAACCCATCTCGATCTCGCTCAGAACATGAAATCGGTTAGCCCGGTTTGCGCAAGCGATGTGTGAAGCCGCGCGGGCGCGCTTTCGGCTCCGTGTGGACGTCACCCTAGCGCACCCGCGTTAACCGCCGCTGAACATCCCTCCCAATCGCCCGCACAGGAAAGGCCAGCCGATGGCAGCCCAGAAGGGTAAGGACCTCTTGCTGAAGATCCACGACGGCACCGGCTTCGCGACGGTGGCCGGGCTGCGCTCGCGGCAGATCGCGTTCAACACCGAGCCGGTGGACGTGACCCATGCCGAGAGCGCCGGGCGCTGGCGCGAATTGCTGGCGGGCGCCGGGGTGAAGCGCGCCTCGCTCGCCGGTTCCGGCATCTTCAAGGATGCGGCGTCCGATGCGCTGATCCGCCAGAGCTTCTTCGATGGCATCCTGCGTACCGCGCAACTGGTGGTGCCCGATTTCGGCACCATCGAGGGTCCGTTCCAGATCACCAGCCTGGAGATCGCCGCCGAGCATGATCGCGAAGTGACCTTCGACATCGCGCTGGAGAGCGCGGGCGAACTCAGCTTCGTGGCGCTGTGAGGGAGGGTGCCATGGCGAACCGCCATCGCGGCGAGATTTCCGCCGAACTCGACGGACGCGTGCGCACGCTGGTGCTGACGCTCGGCGCGCTGGCGGAACTGGAGGACGCTTTCGCCGCCGGCGACCTGGTGGCGCTGACCGAGCGCTTCGGCTCCGGCCGGCTCGCCGCGCGCGACGCCATCCGCATCATTGCGGCCGGGCTGCGCGGGGCGGGCGAGGGGGTGAGCGAGGAGGATGTGGCGCGCATGACCACCCCGGGCGGGGCGGCCGGCTTCGCGCGCATCGTCGGCGAGCTGATCACCGCCACCTTCGGCGCCGCGGAGGGCGCGCCACCCGACCCTTTGGAACGGGCGCCCCGCGCGGCGGGGTGAGCATGGGCGCGCGCGCCTTTCCCTGGCGCGAGGCGATGGCGTTCGGCTTCGGCCGGCTGCGCCTGTCCTCGCGCGATTTCTGGGCGCTGACGCCTCGCGAATTCGCCGCGGCCGTGGAGGCGGTGGCGGGGCCCGCCCGCGCCCCGCTGGACCGGACCGGCCTGGCGGCGCTGATGGCGCGCTTTCCCGATTGACGGGGCATTGGCGGATGGAGGGCTGCGATGACCGACACCTATGACGGCACGGCGGGCGAGGGCCTGACGGTGGAGATTTCCGCCGACACCAGCGCCTTTCGCCGCGAACTCTCCGAGGCCGAGCGGCTGGCTCGCGGCTTTGGCCGGGTGGTGGGCGATGCGCTCACCGGGGCGACGCTGAAGGGGAGGGCGGCAGATGACGTGTTCCGCTCGCTGGTCTCGCGCCTCTCCACCCTCGCGCTCGATGCCGCCTTCCGCCCGCTGGAGCAGGGCCTTGCCGGCCTGTTCCAGGGCGCGCTGGGTGGCGCGCTTGGTGGTGCGCTCGGCTTTGCCAAGGGCGGCGCGTTCCAGGGCGGGCGCGTGGTGCCCTTCGCGCAGGGCGGCGTGGTGGCGGCGCCGACCTATTTCCCGCTTGCCGGTGGCCAGACCGGCCTGATGGGCGAGCGCGGGGCCGAGGCGATCCTGCCGCTCCGGCGCGGGCCGGACGGGCGGCTGGGCGTCGCCGCCGATGGGGCGAGCGGGCGCGCCGTCAACGTGACGGTGAACGTGGCGACGCCCGATCCCGGCGCCTTCCGCCGCTCGGAAGCCTATCTCGCCGGCCTCGTCACCCGCGCCGTCGCACGCGGCGAAAGGAGCCTCTAGATGCCCGCCTTCCACGAGACGCTGTTCCCGCTCGACATCGCGCTCGGCGCGGCGGGCGGCCCGGAACGGGCGACCGAGATCGTCACCACGCTGACCGGTCGCGAGGAGCGCAACACGCGGCTCAACCATTCGCGCCGGCGCTGGGATGCCGGCTATGGCGTCACCTCGCTGGCCCAGCTCTCCGCCGTGGTCGCCTTCTTCGAGGAGCGGCGCGGCCGGCTCTATGGCTTCCGCTGGCGCGACCGGCTCGACCATGCCTCCTCGGCGCCGGGCGCCGGCGTGACGCCGTTCGACCAGAGCCTTGGAACCGGTGACGGAGCGCGGACCGCGTTTGCGCTGGCCAAGACCTATGGCGGCGCGCACGCCCCCTATCTGCGGCCCATCGCCAAGCCGGTGGCGGGTTCGGTGCGCGTCGCGGTCGACGGGGCGGAACGGGTGGTGGGCGAGCATGTCACGCTCGATGCCACGACCGGCACCGTCACTTTTCTCGCCGGCCATGTGCCGGCCGCCGGGGCCAATGTGACGGCGGGCTTCCTGTTCGATGTGCCGGTGCGCTTCGACACCGATTTTCTCGAGGTCAACCTCACCGCCTTCGAAGCCGGCGCCATTCCGCGCATCCCGATCCTGGAGATCCGGTCGTGAGCCGCGCATGTTGAGGAGCGGAACATGAGAGACCTGCCCGCCGGCCTTGCCGCCGCGCTCGCCACCGGCGCGACCACGCTCGCGCGCTGCTGGCGCATCACCCGCCCGGATGGCGGGGTGATCGGCATCACCGAGCATGATGAGGACCTGTTCGTCGCTGGCACGATCTTTCGCGCGGCGGGCGGGGTGACGGGAAGCGAGGAGGCCGCCGCGCTCGGCTTCTCGGTCGGCGGGGGGGAAATGTCCGCCGCGCTGTCCTCCGACCTCATCGATGAAGGCGACCTCGTCGCCGGTCGGTATGACGGGGCCGAGGTCGAGCTGATGCTGGCCGACTGGTCGGCACCGTCGAATTTCCTGCGGCTGCGGCGCGGCACAATCGGCGAGGTTCGGCGTGAGGGCGGGGCCTTCACCGCCGAGCTGCGCGCGCTGTCGAGCCGGCTGAATATCGTGCGGGGCCGGCTTTTCACCGGCGGCTGCGACGCGGATCTGGGCGATGCGCGCTGCAAGGTGGCGCTGGAGGGGGCCTATCGCGGCAGCGGTACCGTTTCCGCGGTCGAGGCCGCGAGCCTGCTCGTTGCGGCGGGGCTCGACGGCTTTGCCGGCGGCTGGTTCACGCAAGGAAGGCTCATCTTCACCTCCGGCGCCAATCAGGGCTTCGCCTGCGAGGTGAAGACCCACGCGACAGCCGGCGTGGCGCGGCTGGAGCTGTGGCAGCGCCCGCCGGAGCCGCTCGGGGTGGGGGACGCCTTCACCGTCACGGCGGGCTGCGACAAGCGCTTCGAGACGTGCCGCGACCGCTTCGCCAATGCGCTCAATTTTCGCGGTTTCCCGCACATGCCGGGCAATGACGCGGTGCTGCGCGTCGCCGTGCCGGGAGGCTGACCATGCCGATGGACGACACGCGCGCCCGGATTGTCGCCGAGGCGCGCCACTGGATCGGCACGCCCTATCTCCACCGCGCTTCCTGCCGGGGGCATGGCACCGACTGCCTCGGGCTGGTGCGCGGGGTGTGGCGGGCGGTGATCGGCGCGGAGCCCGAGGGTCTGCCTTCCTATGCGCCCGACTGGGCCGAGGCGACGCGCGCCGAACAGATGGCGCAGGCGGCGCTGCGGCACATGCGGGCGGTCCCGCTCGCCAATATGACGCCCGGCGACGTGCTGCTGTTCCGCTGGCGGGCGCATCTGCCGGCCAAGCACGCGGCGATCCTGGTGAGCGCGGAACGCATGGTGCACGCCCATGACGGGGCGGCGGTGGCCGAGGTGTTCCTCGCGCCCTGGTGGCGGCGCCACCTCGCCCACGCCTTCGCCTTTCCGGGTGCGTGAGAGCGGGGCGTGAGTCTGCCGCCGCGCGCAGTCTCCGCCGGTTCCGGGTCGGCGTTCCGCCTGCGGCGCCACGCGTCCGGGACCGGGGGATTTCGTCTCCCGGCCCAGCGGAGGCGCCGCCGGAGCGCGGAGCCGGGACCCAGCGCACAGCTTCGCCGCAGGCATCAAACCAAGTGACGGGATCGACATGGCCACTCTCATTCTCGGCACGCTCGGCGGCACGATCGGCGGGGCGTTGTTCGGGCCCCTTGGTGCTGTCGCCGGTCGGGCGCTTGGTGCGCTGGGCGGGGCGGCGCTCGATAGCCGGCTGACCGGTGGCGGCCGCCGTGTCACGGGCCCCCGCCTTACCGATCTCGGCACCATGACCTCCAGCGAGGGCGCGCCATTGCCGCGGCTCTACGGCCGCGCCCGGCTGGCGGGGCAGGTGATCTGGGCGGCGTCGGTGGAGGAGGTGGTTTCCACCCAGACCCAGTCCTCCGGCGGCAAGGGCGGCGGCGCGCGCTCCTCGACCACAACCTACAGCTACTTTGGCAGCTTCGCGGTCGGGCTCTGCGAGGGGCCGGTGAGCCGGATCGGCCGCATCTGGGTGGATGGCAAGCCGCTGGACCGGCAGGGGATCACGTTGCGCCTGCATCATGGCGGCGACGACCAGCTGCCGGACCCGCTGATCGAGGCGCGCGAGGGCGCGGCGCCCGGCTATCGCGGCCTTGCCTATGTGGTGTTCGAGCGCCTGCCGCTCGCCAATTACGGCAACCGCCTGCCGCAGGTGACGGTCGAACTGGTGCGCGTGGTGGGAGAACTGGAGGGTCGGCTCAAGGCGGTGACGCTCATCCCCGGCGCCACCGAGTTCGGCTATGACACGCAGGAAGTGAAGCGGGTCATCCGACCCGGCACCTATCAGCCGGAGAACCGGCATGTGGAGACCGCCGACAGCGATCTCGACGCCGCGCTCGATGAGTTGCAGGAACTTTGCCCCCAACTGGAGCGCGTGGCTCTCGTCGTCGCCTGGTTCGGCACGGATCTGCGCGCCGGCGAGTGCCGCATCGAGCCGGGCGTGGAGCGGCGCGACAAGGCGACCTCCGCGCTCGCGGCGCTCGCCTGGCGGGTGGCCGGGCGCACCCGCACGGATGCCTATCTCGTTACCCAGATCGACGGGCGGCCGGCCTATGGCGGAACGCCCTCCGACGAGACGGTGCGCCGCGCGATCGAGGGACTGAGGGCGCGCGGCCTCAAGGTGAAGTTCTATCCCTTCGTGATGATGGACATCGCGCCCGGCAATACGCGGCCCGACCCGTGGAGCGGGGGCGCCTCGCAGCCGACCTATCCCTGGCGCGGGCGCATCACCTGCCATCCCGCGCCGGACCGGCCCGGCTCGCCGGACGGCACGGCGATGGCGGGCACGCAGGTGGCGGCGCTGTTCGGCAGCGCTTCCGCCGCGCATTTCACGGTGGCGGGCGGGGTGGTGAATTATGCGGGGCCGGCGGAATGGACGCTGCGCCGCATGGTGCTTCACTACGCCAAGCTCGTGGAACTCGCCGGCGGGGTGGAAGCCTTCATCATCGGCTCGGAAATGGCGGCGCTGACGCGCGTGCGCTCGGCCCCCGGCGTCTATCCCGCGGTGGCACAGTTCGCCTCGCTCGCCGGCGAAGTGCGCAGCATGCTGCGCGCCGGGACGAAGATCGGCTACGCCGCCGACTGGACCGAATATGGCAGCCATGTGCGCGAGGGCGGGGCGGAGCTGCGCTTTCCGCTCGATCCGCTCTGGGCCTCGCCGGCGATCGATTTCATGGGCATCGACTGGTATCCGCCCATCGCCGACTGGCGCGATGGCGACGCCCATCTCGACGCGGCCGCGCATGCGAGCGGCTATGACCGGGCCTATCTCGCCGGCAATGTCCATGGCGGGGAGGGCTTCGACTGGTATTATCCGGATGATGTCGCCCGCAACGCGCAGGCGCGGCAACCCATCACCGACGGAGCCTATGGCGAGCCCTGGGTGTTTCGCCAGAAGGACGTCGCGTCGTGGTGGAGCAACGCCCATCACGAGCGGGTCGGCGGGGTGCGGATGGCCAGCCCGACCGCCTTCATGCCGGGGTCCAAGCCGGTGCGGCTGACGGAATTCGGCTGTGCCGCCGTGGACAAGGGGGCGAACCGCCCGAGCGTGTTCCCCGATCCGAAATCGGTCGAGAACGGCCTGCCGCCCTTCTCCAACGGCCAGCGCGACGACCTGATGCAGCGCCGCCATCTTGAGGCGACGCTGGACGGCTTCGCACAGGAGGACGCCAATCCCCTCGCGTCGCTGCCGGGCGGGCGGATGATCGATCCGGCGGCGATCTATGCCTGGAGCTGGGACGCGCGGCCCTTTCCGATCTTCCCGCTCGCCCGCGACATCTGGGCGGATGGCGCCAACTGGCGCACCGGGCACTGGCTGAGCGGCCGGCTGGGCGCCGCTCCGCTCGCCGAGCTAGGCGCGCGGCTGGCGCAGGATTTCGGCGCCAGCCTCGACGCCACGCAGTTGCGCGGGGTAATCGACGGCTATGTGGTCGACCGGCCGATGACGGCCCGCGCGGCGCTGGAGCCGCTGGCGCAGGCCTTCGGCTTCGATCTGATGGAGAACGGGGAGGGGCTCGCGCTGCGCCCGCGCGGCGGACGTCTTGTGGCGACGCTTTCGGACGAGGATGTTGTCGCCGGCGAGGACATTGCCGCGCCCAGCTTCACCCGAGCCAGCGAGGACGAACTGCCGCGCAGCGTCACCCTCGGCTTCACGGACGGTTTGAACGATTATCGCCGTGCCACCGCCGCCTCGCGCCGGCTGGCCGGCCGGGCGCGGGCCGAGACGGCGCTGGACCTCGCGATGATCGCCGATAGCGGTCTCGTCGCCGGCCTTGCCGAGATGGGGTTGCAGGATGCCTGGGCAGGCCGCGAGAGCGGGCGCCTCACCCTGCCGCCCTCGCGCCTCGCCCTGGAGCCGGGCGACGTGGTGCGGATCGACCGCGACGGTCGGCAGCTTCTGGTGGAAATCACCGCCATCGAGGATCGCGAGGCGCGCACCGTTTCCGTGCGCGGCATCGACCCGGCGGTCTTTAGCCTCGCGGTGCGAACCGAGCGCGCGCCGCCCGTCACCGTGCCGGTGAGCCACGGCCCGCCCGAACTGGCGCTGCTGGGATTGCCGGCGGTGCTGGACACCAGTCCGACAGCGTTGGCCTGGCTGGCCGCTTTCGCCTCTCCCTGGCCGGGCGCCATGGCGGTGTGGCGGCAGGTGGACGGGGCGAGCTTCGAGCGGGTGGCGACGCTGGCCGCGCCGGCGGTGATGGGCGAGACGCTGAACGAGCTGGCGCCTGGTGCACCCTGGCGCTGGCATCGCGGCCCGGTGCTCGAGGTTGAACTCTATGGTGGCCTGCTGGCGGCCGCGAGCGAGGAGGCGGTGTTGGGCGGAGCCAACGCGCTGGTGCTGCTCGCGCCCGACGGGAGCGTCGAACTTCTGCAGTTCGCGGAAGCGCAACTGATCGGCGAGCGACGCTGGCGGCTGTCGGGGCTGTTGCGCGGCCAGCTCGGCACCGAGGCGCAGGCCCGTGCCATCTGGCCGGCGGGCACGCGTCTCGTGCGGCTCGACGCGAACCTGACGGCGGCGGTGAGCGGGCTGGATCTGCTCGGCCGCGGCATCGCTCTGCGCGTCGGGCGGGCGGATCGCGACCATGGCGACGACGGGGTCGCCGAGATCGTGGGAAGCGTTGGGCCGGCCGCGCTGCGGCCGCTGGCGCCGGTGCAGCCGCGTGCGCGCCGTGTCGCGGAGGGCGTCGCGCTGAGCTGGATCCGGCGCACGCGGATCGGCGGCGATTCCTGGGATCTCAACGAGGTGCCGCTCGGCGAAGAGACCGAGGCCTACCGCATCGACCTGATTGAGGCCGGTGCGGTGGTGCGCAGCGTCATCACCGCCACGCCGGCTTGGCTTTACGCGACGGCGGACGAACTGGCCGATTTCGGCGCGCCGCAGCCCTTCCTCGATGTGCGCATCGTCCAGCTCTCGGCCAGCGTCGGCCCCGGCTGGCCGCTGGAAGTGCGCCTTCCGCTCTGACTTCACCCGACAGGACATCCCGATGAGCGAGACGACACCGTTGCTCGCGCTGCCGCTGCTCGCGGCGGCGCAGGCGCAAAAACACGTCACCCATAACGAGGCGTTGCTGCAGCTCGACGCTCTCGCGCAGCTGGCCGTGATCGACCGGGTGCACACGACGCCGCCCGGCGGAGCGGTGGCGGGCGACCGCTACCTCATCGCGCCTGGTGCGGGCGGCGACTGGGCCGGGCGCGACGGACAGATCGCGCTGCTGGACGGAGGCTGGACCTTTCTCGTGCCGCGGGCGGGCTGGCGCCTGTTCGTCGCCGCCGAGCGCACGACGCTGGTCCATACGGGGGCGGGCTGGGCGGATCTTCTCGCCGGCACGCCCTCCGGCGGCACCGTGGCGCTGCGCGCCGTGGAGCAGGAACTGGTGCTGAGCGGGGCCTTTGTCACCTCCTCCATCGTCATTCCCGACCGCGCCATCTGCCTCGCCGTCGCCAGCCGCACGGTCCAAGCCGTCACCGGTGCCACCGCCTACGAGGTGGGCATCGCCGGTGACACCTCGAAATTCGGCGGCCTGCTGAGCGTCGCGGTCGGCGCGAGCAATGTCGGCGTGATCGGCCCGCAGGCCTTCTACGCCGCTACGCCGCTGCGCGTGAGCGCGCTGGGCGGCGCTTTCACCGGCGGGCGCGTGCGCCTCGTCCTGTTCTTCCTCGCCTTCGGCATCTGACGCCGCGGAGCCCCCAATGCCCTATGATTCCGCCAAGGACCCCTGGCGCGGCAGCGCCGTCTCCCCCACCAGCCTCGGCCGCAGCGGCGAGGCGGTCGTGCCGAACGACACCGCAGATTTCCCGCGCTACGCCCGCGTCCGCGTGTTCGCGCCCACGACGTTGGACAGCGCGCAGGTCTGCATCCTTCCCGTGTGGAATGAGGATGACGAGCCCATCGTCCTGTCGCTGCCGATCGGCTTGCCCATCGTCCTCGAATTCATCGTCCGGCGCGTGCTGGCGACCGGCACGAGCGCCGGCCTCCACATCCACACGGTGATCTGAGCCCCCCCCGATTCTGAACCGGCCATCCACGGAGGTTCCATGAGCGCACTCGGACCCGGCCTGTCGCCGGGCGGGTGGGGGCGCCGCGCGCTCCCACGGCTCCGTCACGGCTACGTCGTCCTCCGCGGCAAGGCGGCCGACGGCACGCATTTCCCCGTCCGCGCCCGGCGCGACGGCACCACCCTTCTCGTCCTGATAGGAAAGGTATTCTGATGTCCGGAGAAATCGATCTGGCCGTCCCCCGCACGCTGAGCCATGCCATCGGCCATGATGCGCAGGGCTATTTCGGCCGGCAGGCCACCGACCGGCTGGTGCGCTACGCCCAGAGCCACGCGGTGCCGTGGGAGCGGGCCGGCGCTGTCGTCGACATCGACTTCCTGAACGACAGAGCGAGCTGGTACGGGCTCAAATTCGCGTCGATCGACCGGTTCCTCGCCGCCATCGGCGGCACGGTGCTCTCGGGCACGGGTGCGAGCCGGGTAATCCGCCTGCCGTGGACGGATAATTCGGTCTATGTGGTCGCCGAGTTCATCAACTCCGCGGATGCCTGGGCGAGCGGCTCTCGCTATCCCTACGAGTTTTATTCCAACGATAACAACCGGATGACCGCATCGCGGAACACGTCGGGGTTTCTGGGTGTGGCGGCGGTCACCGCGGGCACGACATCGTACCTGCCGGCCGGGTTCGGCCCCATCGGCGGGCCGATCCTGCGGGTCGCGGCCTCCTATGGCGCCACCATGCGCGGCGCCTATAATGGACAGGATGCCCAATTGTCCACCAACTGGCCCGGGGCGCCGGTGGTCACCAATCTCGTTGTTGGCGGGGACCGCAACGGCGCGAATTTCGCCTCGCCGTTCCGCCGGTTTACCATCTACGCCGATGCCGTCACCGATACGGCTCGCATCAAGGCGGATAGCCTCCCGGTGTGGGACTGCTGGGTGGACGGCGACAGCTATGGCGGCGGCGCGGGCAACCCCGAAATCGGCTTCGGGCGCTCGCTCGCGCTGCTCGGCTGGACGCCGTACATGACGGCGGTCGGCGGCTCGACGCTGGAGCAGATCAAGACGCGCATGCTGGCGGCGCCGGCCTTCGCGAAGGCCTTGCCCACCCTCTGGTGGGACGGCGACAATAACAGCTTCGACGCGACGACCGCCAATGATGTCGCCCGCCATCAGGCGATCATCGCGGCGCTGGGCCACACGAACTACCTGATCATCCCCACCGCCAAGCGTGAGGGGCAGTCGGCGTCGGCACAGACGGCCGTCACCGCGCTCACGGCCGCGCTGCTCGCGGCCTATCCCGGCAAGGTGCTGCCGTGCATGCCCTATCTGCTCTCGCTGTCCAACGGCACCACGGATGTGACCGCCGTCGCCAACGGCAACGTGCCGCCCTCGGCGCTCATGGTCGACGGCGTGCACCTCGCCGCGCCGGCCATGACCGGGATCGCGGCCCTGGTCGACAGCGCCATGCGTGGCTTCGGGTGGGGCATGGCGGCGTGATCGCCATCCCTCGAGGAAGGTAGTCAACGGATGGGCCGAGCGCTGTGCCCCCCAAGGCACCGCCCGGCCCATCCGGTCATCGCGCGTTGGTCCTGCACGCACGACGACACCTCAATACTACGTGGTGATCGCCTCCGCGGTAAATGCGCCGTGGGTTGAGCCTTCGCAGCTGCGTTCCGATCCTTCCCGATATCTGGAGACGGTTCATGCCCCGCACGATCAATGCGGCTGGCCTCGCGCTGATTCAGCAGTGGGAGGGCAAGCGGCTTAACGCCTACAAGGACCCGGTCGGCATCTGGACGATCGGCTATGGTCATACCGATGCCGCCGGCCCGCCCCGCGTCACGCCTGGGTTCGCCATCACCGAGGAGGACGCCACCGCCATCCTGCGCCGCGACCTCGGCCAGTACGAGGCGGCGGTGCGGCAGGCGGTGACGGTCGAGATCACCGACAACCAGTTCGCCGCGCTGGTGTCGTTCTGCTTCAATGTCGGCCCGGCGAATTTCCGCAAATCGACGCTGCTGAAGAAGCTGAACGCCGGCGATCCTGCCAGCGTGCCGCGTGAACTGATGAAGTGGAACAAGGCTGGCGGCAAGGCGCTGCCGGGCCTCACTAACCGGCGCGCGGCCGAGGCCGGGCTGTGGGCGAAGGGCGCATTCGTCGCCTCCAACTATGTCGAGCCGGCGCCCAAGCCGCGCGCCACCGGCAGCACCGAGGGCAAGGGCACGGCGACGGCGAGCGTTGGCGTGCTCGGCACGGCCGCCTCCGACGCCGCGCAGCAGCTGGCGCCGCTGACGGAGGTTTCGACCGTGCTGAAATACGCCTTCGTCGCGCTGACCGTGATCGGCATCGGCGTCGCGCTCTATGGCGTGTGGAAGCGCAGCCGGTCGGATGTGGGGCTGGCATGAGCTGGATCCTCGACCTCATCCCCTGGTGGTTATGGGCGCTGGCGGGTGGCGCCCTGCTGGCCGCGACGTGGCAGGTCTGGCTGCCCTGGTGGCTCGCCCTGCCCAAGCCGATCCGCACCGGCCTCGCCATCCTCGCGACGGGAGGCCTCGCCTATCTCGCCGGTCGCAACAAAGGCGCGGCCGGCGCCCTCCAGCGTGCCCGGGAACAGGAGCAAGCCCATGCCGACGACATCCGCAAAAGGGGCGCTGATGCGCGCGCTCGCTCTGATCGCGACGCTGTGTCTGGCCGGCTGCGCGACGACGACGGGTTCCGGCGTGACCGGTGAAGCCGTGTGCGAGACCTTTCGGCCGATCTTCTGGACGGCCGATGACTCGGACGAGACGGTCCGGCAGGCCAAGGCGCACAACGCGGTCGGCCGCGAGATCTGCGGCTGGCGCGGCTGA